GATAAAGCGAATGCAACATTCTATTTCATATCATCGAGACTGCATTGAATATTGTGAAACTGATATTTCTGAACTTCAAGAAAAACTAAATAAATCAAAGGAGAAATAAAATGAATCATTTAGAACTCACAAAAGAAATAATAAAATGGAATAAAATACCCGACATCTTAGAATTTAGGATTAATTATTGCCACGGCTGGGCTGAAAAACATAAAATAAATGGTCACGACGAAGACCACAAATTTTATTTAAATGAGTTCAAAAGACTTGTTGAAATAAAAGAATGTATAAAATTATTAAAAGAAAATTTAAAATAAAAATAAAAATATATGAGAGAAATAAAATTTAAATTCTTTAACAAAATTAAAAAAGAAATGTGGCTTATTGAATCAATCAATTGGCAAACAAAAGAAATTAGCAATGGTTCACATATCGCTAATATAGATGATGGGGTTTTGTTTCAATTTACAGGCTTAAAGGACAAAAACGGAAAAGAGATTTTTGAAAATGATATTGTTTGCTGGACATTTAACGATAAACAAAAAAATCAAATAGTTTTTCATGAGGGTTGTTTTGGGCATTTGAATTTTACAGGAATTAATAAAGAACATAGTGAGTTTATTCCAATCAATAAAGTGCGAGCTGAATACATGATTGTCTGTAGCAACATTTATCAAAATCCTGAATTATTAACCGCAAATTTAAATTAATATGAAAAATAATAAAAAAATAATTCTGGCGGTTGCGGTATTACTGCTTATCCCGACTTGCTCGTATCTAATCGATTTGCAAAAAAGCAAGGTTGATTGTGATATAAAAATAAAGCAAGACCAGTCGATGACCGACCAGATTTTTTATCAATATGTTGATGAAAACGAAAAATTAAAAAATCAAATTCTGGCTAACGAACTAGCATTAGAGCAAGCACATAAACAAATTATGTTGCTAAAAGTTCAATGCAAAAATTGTCAATATATATTAACTTCAAACGAAAATTAAACATGAAAAGACTTCCGATTTATTTAATATCTTTATTATTTGGCTCATTGACACTCATATACTTGCCAAATTGGGTATTTTTAAGCTATATAGCTATTTATACAATTATTATTTATTATTTTGTGGTGCAATGTTGCAAAGAAATTGCAAAAGAACTTGACAATGATAATTTTGATGATTAGATTAATTAATAAGTTAATAAGCAATATATAGTTCTTGGCGGTAGTTTTATTTCATATATTTTTCTACCGCCTCGCTCTCTTGTGATGATGATAAATCGGATGCTACAAAGTTTTATCATCATCGCTGGAAAGCGAAAAACCAAGCCGATCGATAAATATAAACATTGGCGATAAATGAAGTATGCTATCCGAGTGCTAGTTTACTGAGGGCTAGCACTATAAATTATTTAAATTGCGGGGGCGGTTTAAATAATTAACATCATGGTAGAGTCCCCCGACTCTACCACCAGACCGCAGGGGAACATATGACAGATACTAAAATTAGGGACTCAAAAGGAAATATTTATAATTCGTGCCCTTTTATCGACAAGATAATTGAATTTTTCGATACTCAAATTGAAAGTGCTAATGCTATTAAAGTTGAGTTAGAAAATGTTAGGTCAATTAATAGCGAGCTTAGGAAAGAATTGTCAGGGGAAGATTACAAAGATAAGCTTAAAATAGTTGAAGATTACTTGGGAGTTCATTTTGAAGGTCATTGGGAAAAATGGTTTGAATCAAATGTAAAAGAAATTGCTGATAAAATCAAAGAACTTGAAAAAGAAAATCAAGAACTAAAGGAAGAAATAAACAATTTGACTAACAAAAATTAATAAATAATATGAAAGAGCAAAATAATTTTGCAAATACAGGAAATCGGAAAATGGAAAACATCTTTATAAATTCACTAAAAGAAGAAATTGAAAGGCAAAAAAACAGACAAATAGCTAGACTATTTGATGATTTAAAAGGCTTCCCAATTCCCCCTTTGGTTGAAAAAAGAATTAAAGAAGCTGTTTACGAAATTCAAAACGAATTAACAAAATTTATACAGGAAAACGGTTATGACAAATCAAAACAAAACTAGAGATAGTTTTATCTTTTATCGCAGTTTTTTTTCTGCTACAAAACATTTAAATCAGGTCGAAAAAGCACAACTTTTTGAAGCTATTTGCTCCTATGCTTTAGATGGAAATTTAATTGATTTACAAGGTATGTCTCAAGGTATGTTTGAGCTAATAAAACCGCAACTTGATGCTAATAGAAAAAGGTTTGAAAATGGTTGTGTTAAAAAGCAAAAAGGAAGCAAAAAGGAAGCAAAAAATAAGCAAAAGCGAAGCAAAGAGGAAGCTAATGTAAATGTAAATCATAATGTAAATGTAAATGAAGAATGTAAATCAGAATTAATAAATGAAAATTCTAATCTTATGAAAAACCATAACATTGAAAATAATTTTAAAGGTGCCGATTTCGACACGGTTAAAAATAATTTTGATGAATTTTGGAATTTTTACACTCCAGTAGCTGGAAGGGATGGAAGTTTTACACCCAAAGGCAACAAATCAGAAGCTTTGCAGGTTTACAATAAAGCTATTCAAAAATTTACTCATGAAAAAATAATGGCGAATCTTGAATTTTATTTAAAAGATTGTCAAAAAAATGCAAGATTTACAAAACATGCCTGTTCTTGGCTAAGAGGAGCTTTAAAAGATAATTTTGAGTTTGAGGTGTCTTTGGCTATACAACCAGAGAAAACTCAACAGAAACTCACAAAAGAGGAATTCCAAGATAAAATAAATGAGGAATTTCTAAAAAAATATAATAATTAAAAAATATGATAAATGCAGGTATTTTCATAACTGGATTTAAAAAATTTCAGTTAAGTTTTGAATTTGATCCAAGTCGAGAATATCAAGATATGGTTTACAATGCCTTAAAAGACAAAATAAACGATGAGATTTTTATTGACACTTGCAGAAATATTTTAAAAACTACAACAAAACAAGAATGGAATGAGGCATATGGCTATAAAGGAAGACCCGCTTTAGCTGATTGGATAAATGCTTTTGTCCCGAAAATGCAGAAAACTGGCAATTTAGTAAAATGCAAAATAACTAATCAATTAGTCGATGAATATAAATATCCCGAGAACTATCAAAGATTTCTTGACAGTTCAAAACCTAAAACTTTAAATTAAAAATATATGAAAAATTATGAACGAAAAGAACCAAAAAATATAATCGATTACGATTATTTTTTTAATCAAGTTGAAAGCTTGGTCAAGGAAAAGATAATTAAAACTCCATTTCATACTTATGAAACCGCCAAAATTGAAGGGTGGTTAGGTTTTGAAACTAAAGTTGATGATTGGGGTAATATTAACAAAGCTGGCATAACTCTTGGTTTGCTTGGTTATTACCGAATGAATTTTGCTATTCAATATAAAATTTTAGCTAATGTAGATAATCGAGTGGCTATTTACGAACCAAGATTTGTAAATTTTTTTCGCAGTTCTCCGTTTAAAGACCAAGTTTTAAAAAATGGCAAAGTGTCAAAAGAATTGGTAAAAAGTGAACATTTTGATATAATCAAATCTCAATTTTATCATGTTAATTCATCTTTTAATTTTGATGAATTTGTTATTAACTTAAATAAATAAAATATATGAAAACACAAGAAATAAAAGAATACAACCGCAAAAAGATTATTTGTGCTATTCATAAGATTGAGGATTATGAGGAAGCTTCAGTAAAAGAGTTAGGGGTCGGCTGTAAAATTAAGGTTAAAAATGACTTTGGTGAAAAAATGCTAATCATTGGTCAATATTGCGATTTATTTCTTACTTACATAAAGCCACCAGAATTTTCGGAATATTTTGAAATAACTGAAATTATTGGAAAGCCATTAACTCTTGACAAGGTTTTATTATCTTTAGAGCCATATTCTAACAATTACGGCTTTATTGCTGGCAATATTGCTAAAATTGATCGAAAAAAACAAACTTATAGTTTTATTTGCAAATGGGATTTAGAGAAAGAAGCACTTGAAGAACAAAGTGAAAAAACTCAAAAAGCAATTTATGAATTATTAAGTTAATAAATAAAATAAATGTGTCTTTACGAAAATTCATTGCAAGAAATAATTTATAAAAAAGGGCATGAAGTCGGCTTTATTCATGCTTTTATGCACAAAAACGGCATTTATGAAATTGAGTATGGAGTGCATGAAGAATATCGAAATAAAGGCATAATGAAAAAAGAATTTAAAAAATTTATCAAGAAAAACAAGCAAATAAAGAAAGCGGTATTGTTAATTCACGAAGACAATATACCAAGTCAGAAAGTGGCGATAAATGCTGGGTTTTTTGAGATAAAATTTTTAAAGGATAAAGATGTGTTGAAATATCTTTTTTATAGAGAATAATTTAATAAAAAAACATGAAAAATGAATTAGCAATTTTACTAAATGATATAAAATTTTATGATAATAATTTTAAAAATCTTAAAGTAAGTGATGAAATTATGGATTTATTAAAAATAAATAATGTTAATTTTTGCATAACTCCCCCTCATAATAATACAAAGCCTCATTTAAAAAAAATAATTTCAAAAACTGATGTTTTGATTAGTTATCTTACTGCCAAAAATCCCGATATTAGGTCTGGTGGAATTTATCGTAATTGTTGCCATATAAATTCTTCTAATGCAGAAATTTCTGTTTATGATATTTGTATTCATTTTAATTTTCCACAAATTTTAAAAAATATACGATTTGGCAGGAACCTATATAGAAGATTTCAAAAATATCCGCACATAGCAATTCATATTTCTAACCTAAAATGGAGAGCAAAGTTATATAAAAAAGGCTTGTATAATCCAAAGGATATAAATAATAATTTGTTAGATGTGGCTGGATATAAAAATTAAAATAATTATTTTTAAAAATAATGCTTGACATTAAAAAAAGCCTTGTATAATATAGGTTGCGAGAGTCTGTAAAAAGACTTTTAAAAATAAAAAAGTCAAGCTTTAAGACTTAATTTAAAATAAAAGCAGAATACGATTTATTTATAAATCGGAGCGGGTAAGCGTCTGTATCGAAAGATAAGAATTAATAAACCTTACTAGTTTTTAATTTACCAGCCGATGGATTTCGGCATGAGGGAATATTGAGGGCAAGACAAAGCGGTTATGGAGTTATTCTTTTAATCGTGAGGTGCAGTAAGAAATCTCGAAAGAGTATGCGGGGCTTTGTTATAAAATCGTAAATATAAATATCAGATTAGCTCAGGGGTTAGAGCAAAACACTCATAATGTTTGGGTCGGTGGTTCAAATCCATCATCTGATACCATAAAATATTGGCGGATAGCTCAGTTGGTAGAGCGTAGAGCTGTTAACTCTAATATCGTAGGTTCGAGTCCTACTCCGTCAGCCATAAGTCAATAGTTTAATTGGTAAAACATTGGTCTCCAAAACCAAAATTATTAGTTCGAGTCTAATTTGGCTTGCCAAAATCGTAAATATTTAAATGGCTAGTGTTGTGGTGGAATAAGACACTAACTTTTGAGTGAAAAACTCAATACACTACTTGAAAAGTGTGCCGACGAATACACAACCCACGAAATCGGAACTCCGCAAGGAATGAATAGCGATAATGAGTTGTAATGCAAAGGTGAAAGTCCTTTGCCAACACTAGCTTTTTGAATATTTAACTCGGCACGGGTAAAGATGAGTGCGAAAGTAAGTTTTTCGACTGGAAGGGTTTCTGTTATTGAAATAAAAAAACCGCAAAGTGACCCTCGGGAAAGTCCGACCAAACCTAGCCTAGGTAAAGATGAAGGCAAAAATATTAGACAACGAAAGTTGAGCTAGTTAATCCTCGAAAGAGGTCATTAATCAAGCGGTTAAGTTTAGTTAATTATATTTAATACTAAACCTCTGGAACGAGCAACCTCACTTACTTTCATCGCTTAAGTAAGTTTAAAGAGTGAGGCAGTTATCCCTTCTGTAAAAAGGGAATTATTAACTTAAAACAAAAAAATATATGAATATTGTCTTTGGAAACTTCGAGGCAGAAACAAGAAAACAATTAATCAATCAAATTGTTGATTATGCTTGCGATAATGAATTTTCTATACCCATTATCAATGAAGGTTTTATTGTTTATAAAAATGGCATTAAAAAAACACTATGCCAAAAAGCAATCAATAAAATCAATTTAAAAATCGAAAAAGCAGTTGAATCGGCAGAAAAAGAATATAATGAGTCTAAAGCCGAAAAAATGGCGGTGAATAATGATTATTTTAGTAATTTAATTTAAAAAAATATGTCTAGATACTATTATACATGCTTGATTAAGGTTCTTTATATGCACGCTTATTTCGGTGTAAAATTTGAGAATGCGGTAATAAACATGCAAAGTGCAAAAACTGGAGGAGTGGAATTGACACTTATTGGAAATCTCGGGAAAATAGACTCTATAAACTATAAAAAAATCTATGTCGCCAAAGAATCAGAAGAAATATTTAAACCTATAAATAATGATTTAGCTCAATTTACTAGAGATGATGGTATTTCAACTACTGCACAATATGATGAAGTAAAAAAAACTTTCATAAACGGAAATTTTAAAATTTTAAAAAAATATAATCCAAAAATAATAATGCGAGACAACAAACAATTTTTTATGCCAGAGGTAGAAAATGACTACAACAACAAATTTTGAAATATCAAAAAAGCTTGCAGAGATTGGGTTTTCAAGGCAAGCATTTTGGGTTTGGACTTCTAAAGGTTGTTGCTGTCCATTTGAAACATACCTTGATGGATTTAGAGCTTACGATTTAGAAACTTTGCTTGATGCTTTGCCTAAAAATTATTTAGTTAAAAATGATTGGCTAGAATGTTTTCTAAACAGAGATTTTAACGGAACAAAAAGATTAGAAAACGAATCACTAGCCGACACCGCGGGTAGGTTGATTATTAAACTTCATGAAAAAAACTTAATTAAATTTTAAAATATATGAAAAACGATTTAGAGCAAAAAATAGAGGAAATTAGAGAGCTTTCAAATGACATAGCAAAAGAAAGGGAAAACTGGATTTATTCGGAAGGCGAACGATGCGATCGTGCTAGTCATCAAGCTAGAATTGAATTAGCAAAAGAAGTTATTTTGATTATTGATGAGTTGCAAAAAGAAAATAAAGAGGGATTTGTTTTATTAGATAGAGCAATGATTGGTTGGAGAGAATCATCAAAACTGCCTAGGGAGTTAGCACAAGATATTGTTAAGCTAAGGGACGAGATTGATTTAGCAATTGAAACTTTAAGATATTATGCAAAATCCGATAATTGTGAATTAGCAAAAGAAACATTAATTAAATTAAATGCAAGTTTATGAAAAAATACATAGCAGTAATTGACAAAGATTTTGGAATAATATTTCCAGATTTTCTTGGCTGTGTCTCGGTTGGCGACAATATAGATGATGCAATGATAAAAGCTCAAGAGGTCTTGGAATTTCATATTCAAGGCATGCGGGAAGATGGCGAGGAATTACCTAATCCAAAAAGTTTGGAAGAAGTAAAAAAAGAATATCCTAATCAATTTTATTTTATTTTCGAAATATGTTAAAACAAAAAGAAACAAAAACAGCTTGGATATTAGCTAAAATCAAAACTAGAGGTTTTGTTGAGGCTAAAAATGTCAATCAACTTGCCAAAGATTTACAAGAAAAGGCTGAAAATTTGAGGTATATTATTACTTTTATCGAAATAAATGAACAAGGTAATCATAACTTTCAAGATTATTTTTTTGAAAAAAAAGGTAGAAATAAAAACCAAAAAGTAATTGTTGGCTATAAATGGGCTGATGATAGCAAAAGTGTTTTGAGTGATAAATTTAAAGAAATTAAAGCAATTAAATAATATGAAAGGAAAAATTTTTACAGCACAAGAAGTGCAAGCAATAATTTCGGGGAATAAAAGAATGTTCAGGGAGGTGATTAAATCAAAACCTCTAATAAAAAGAGGAGATGATTATTTATTTGATGATAATGGAAAATTAGTGTCTCAAAAAGATTGTTGCCCCTATCAAGTAGGACAAAAGATTTTTGTAAAAGAAATATGGGGAATTGGTAGCAGACCTGACCCGTGGGGAGGGTATCAAGGGATTGAATACAAAGCAGATAAAGCTATGATTGATAAGGGGGATAGCTTGCCGTGTTATGAAATTGATATTGATAAAATTCCCGCTGGTGTTTGTTTAGATGATTTTAGCTCAAGTTGGCAAAATGCTAGAATGATGCCTCAATGGGCTTCAAGAATAATCCTGCAAATAAAAGAGATTAAGGTTGAGAAAGAAAATAATTTATGGGTTTGGGTAATTAATTTTGAGGTAATATAATATGGAAAATATGAATCCACCAAAATTTAAAAAAGGCGAAATGGTTATAGTTAATTTTAATTTCTCAGGAGAGGTTTGTTTATATGAACCTCAAGAAATAGTAAAAGTTATTTATAGAAAAAATCGCTGGGTTTACAGATTGAAAGGAATAAATATATACGGAACAGAATATTTTGAGGATATGGAAGAAAGCGATATTGTATCAAAAGACGAGGCTAAGCAAATCCTTTTAAATTATATAAACAAATTTATGAGTTAAATAATATGATAAAATATATATTTTTTTTAATTATATTAGTTGGCTTTCATGTCATTTTTTCATATAACTTGTGGCTTTTATTGAAAAAAGGAGCTGATAAACTTAGTTGGAAGGATGGGTTTAGTTTCGCAATATCTACAAATGTTGTTTTTCATTTTTGGATTAAATTTTTTACTTATTTAACATAATATGAAAATTAAAATATTTAAAGAATATAGCGAAGGTGTAAAAAAGCCTTGGTATATTGGGTTTGTTATTCACAAACCAGAAAAAATTAAATCGCAATTATGCACCTTTTTTGTCTTAGCTTTTATTTTAAGAGTTTTTATAAATATTTATCTTTTTATCCAGTTATTTGGTTTAAGATATATGTATAAAATTCAAGGAAAAATTAAAATGATTAAAGAGAAAAATAAATATTATAAAGATTTTTAAATATGACAAAAAAAATTTTGGGGGTTAAATAATGAAAATAAAAAACATAGAAATAAAAACAACATCTAAAAAATTTTTTTTAGTAAGGGAGAAAGATGATAAAGATGGATTAAGAAAAAAACAGTTAGAGGCAATTGAGGAATTTAAAAGAAATAATGTTGTTATTAAAGAAGATAAAAAAGATTATACTTTTCAAGATAGTGAAGTTGAAATTATTTATTATCATGGATCAATTGCATTTTTCCCAACGGAAACTGAAGAAGCTAAGTTAATTTTACAAGTAAATGCAGATAAAGCGATGTTAGAATTGATAATGTCTTTATGTCTTGAAAATGTTGTTGAGGTTTGCGATAAACAAACAAATTTGTTTAAAGAAATGTTTGTTAAACATGTTAATGAATCGCAAAATAGTGTAAATACAAAAATAAATAATTCTTTCTTAGGAAAATTTTTGGGGGTTAAATAATATGAAATATTTTACTTTTATTGGAATATTTACTCACATAGTATTTTTTCTTTATTTACTTTTTTCTCTCTACAATACAAGTTTTAATGTAGCTGATTGGGGAACTAATGTTGATGGTTTTATAGCATTATTGATAATTGTAGGATTTGTATCGGGAATTACAATTTTTCTTGATGATAAAGATTTTTAAAAATAATTCTTGACTATTAATTTAGCTAGTATTATTATACTTCCAAGCACCACAAAAAAACCTTTTTAAAAATATTAACTTAACTAAAAATATATGAATAAACAATTGATAGAGTCAACAGATAATATAACTTTTAATTGCGGTAAATTAGCTGTTATAATAGACGACCTTAACAACAAAGCTGGATATGAAGACTTGCGAGGACTTTTAATAAATATTCAAAAAGATTTATTTTTTATTAGAAATACACTCCGCAATTTGTCTAATGAATAACAATTAACAATAAAACTTTAAAAACAATATTAACTTAATTAAAAATATATGGACAAACAATTAATTATAACCAATCAAATTATTCAAGATTGGATTGATATTGAAAAGCAAATGGCAATATATGATGGTGATGACCATCCAGCCGTTATATCTCATAATCATATCGGAAAAGTTATTTTTGGCGATAATTTAAGCAAAGCAAAGGCTTTTATTTACGAAAATTCCGAGAAACAAATATCTCAAGAAGATTTACAAAATTTAATCAATAATTAACTTAAAAATATATGTCAAAAGAATTAACGACAACTAAAGAAATTGAAAAAACATTATTAGAAAAATTGCCTCAATTTTATAGTGGTGATGCCAATAAATATATAAAATCAGTATTATTAGAAATAGTTAAAAGCAAATCTGATCCAGATAAAGATTTATCAAAATGCACACCCTCTTCAATTTTTACTGCAGTAAAACAGGCGGTAGATTTAGGGCTTGAAGTAGATGCAAGGCAACATTGTCATTTGGTAAAACATGGTAATTCAGCAATCTTAAGAATTGGCTATCGTGGATATATTCATAAAATCAAAGAACATTATCCAGATGCAAATTTTGTTGTTGGTTTGGTTCGTGCTGGCGATACATTTTCAATTAACAAAACCGATGAAAATGATAGCTTCACACACAAAGAAGCAAATCCCTTTGATTCGAGTTTAAATAATATTATTGGTGGTTATTGCTACATTACCTATACTCTTGGAGGTAGAAAAATTAGCAGAATAACCACAATGTCAAAAAGCGAAATAGATAAAATTAAAGATGTTGCAAAAATGAAAGCTATTTGGAACACTTGGTTTGAAGAAAAAGCGAGGGTCGCTATTATTAGACGGGCTTGTAAACTTATATTTGCTGGCTTGACTCAAAAACTAGATGAATTTAATAATGATGAATTTGATTTAAATAAACCAAAGCAAGAGCCAATTATTATTAATGATTTACCGCCTGCCGATTTTGGCGAACCAGAAACAATAGACCAACCTGAAACTAAAAGCGAAAGTGAATTAACACCCGAAGAAATCGAAGCCATCAATAAAGTAGAAGCTGAAGATTTAAAGAATAACGAATATAAGAGGGCTAAAGATGGAGAATAGAACCTACAATATAGGAGCCAGCGAAGTCGCTGGACTCCTAAAAGAATATGCTGGTAATTTATTAAAAGAAAAGGTAATTGGCGATGAAATTCACGATAAATTGGTCTCTATGCCAAATTATCTTGATACCGCTTATTCTATTAATAAAAAACTAAAATTCACCGCTAAGCAAAAAGAAGGTTATTCTGAATTTGCTTATTCTAAATTGATGAAGCGAGGACACGAAGTAGAAGATATGATAAAAAATGTCTTTTTACTTGAGAATGCCAATCATCAAGTTGTCGAGTCTCAAACTAGAAAAACAAAGCAAATTGAAGGTTGCAGGTTTCCACTCGTTGCAGTAATTGATTATAAATTAGCTGACGGCACGATTTTAGAAGTAAAATCAACCGATGCAAACGAGTATAATTGGAGTAAAATTAATGAAGTTGCTTTTAGTTATTATATCCAAGTGCAATGCCAATTATGGTTGCATGAGGCGACTAATGCTATTGTATTTTATGGTGCGGTTAGTTCAAATGGTGATAATCATCAAATAATCGACACTAAAAGCTACAAAGTTGTAATTGACAAAGAAATAATTAATGCAATATCTCAATCAATTAAATGGTTTTGCTATCAATATGGCAAGGGTATTTTAGATGTTAAAGATGAAAGCCTTAAAACTTCTAAAGATATTCAAGTCGATGAATTTCTTAAAAAAGATGCTCAAACGATCGAAATTATCGCCGATGCTGATTTATCAAGTTTAATCAATAGAGTTCAAGAGTTGCAAGCTCAAGTTGATGAATATGATGATTTGCAAAAACAATTAAAAGAAATTGTAAAGGAAAAAATCGCAGGCAACAAAACTGCTATTATAAAAACAAATCAATTCGAGGTTTCGGCTAATTATTCTAAAGCAAGCTTTTATGATGAGGAAAGTAGGCAAGAAGCAATTAGGAAAGCTCAAGAAATTGAGATTGGTAGTGTTAAATCGGCACCAAAATTAACAATTAAAATAAAATAGGAGGTGGTAAATGTCAGTTAAATGCAAACTATGCCAAGATCCAATTCCTGAAGAATATTCTTCGGATTATGAGACATGTCCAGAGTGTGATTGGGAATTATCTCATCAAGATAATTATGATAAATCTAACTATAATGATTGTGATGATAAAAGGGCGAATGAAGAATATTACGAGAAACAAAAGGCGGATGAAAAATATGAGGAATATCGTAGATATGGAGGAGAAAATCCATTAGGAAAATCAGATGATTATTTTTCTTCATCTTACAATTATATTCACGGAAACATTAATCCTTATTAATCATGCAAATAATTAGAAGACCATAATATAAACAATTAAAATAAAATAAATATGAAATTCTGGCAAAAATACAAAGCTAAAAGAGAGTTAGAAAGGAAATTAAAAAAAGCTAGATTTATTAATTTTTATGGAGTTTTTGAAATTGATTTTAGTCTCGGTGAAATTAAAGAAACGATTAAACTTGATCTTATTGCAGAAGATACTTATTATAATGAATATTGGATTGTTATTAAATATGAGAATTTTGTAAAAAGAAAATTTTATATTTGTCATGGTAGATTCTCGGCAACAAGAGATAGATATTATGAAGAACTTCTTGATTTTCTAAATAGTGAAAAATATACAGAAAGATTAAACTATTACAATCAATTAAAATATGGTCAAGATGTATCTAAATTAGAATTGGTATCAAAAAAAGACACGGGAACAAATGAGGGCAATATTATTAACTTAAGTGATTATAGATGAACTATTATAGAAAAAAACCAGTTATAGCAAATAAAACAACCGAATATATTGATATTAAAAATATTGATAAATTAGTGCCAAAAGAATTTTTGCCAAAAATTAATTTATTGTTTAATAAAGATATTCCAAAAGAGCCTAAAACGGCTGATGATTTACTTATTTATGAATTTGCAAAATCAAAAGAAAGCGATATACAACAATATTTTTATAATGAATCAAAGCTATTACAACAAGAGTTAAAGCAAATAAGTAAATTTAACGAATTTGAATTTGTGCAAAATGATAATGGCGATAGCTCGGCTGGTAATCTAAGTCAAGTTCAAAGAATAGCTTTGTTTAAAAGAAAAAAAGCTGAAGGTTCAAGAAAAGGTTTTCCAGACATTTCAATGTATCTCTATAATAATAAATTAACTTTTAGAGATACTATTTTTTGTGAAGTAAAGAAAATTGGATCGCCGAGCGAGATACATTTAAGCAAAGAGCAATTGGATTGGTTTTTAAAGCTAAATTCAATGAGTTTCGATGCTTACATTACCAATAACCCTATTTTCTTTAAAAATGTGGTTCTTGGTGAAATTAAAAAAAATTTTTAGAGGTTTAAATGGAAAAATTAAAATATTATTTAAAAAAAATAAAAAATAATGCAAAAGTTTTTTATGATGAAAAAACTTATGAAAAAGAATCTAAAGGCTATAGTTTGGTCGCTCTTGCACCTTTGGTTTGTACAACGATTGGGGTAATCACACCATTAACAATAATTTCATATAATATTTTAAATGGGGAACCATTATTATATGCTTGTTGTATATTTTGGGCTTTGGTGTTATGCTGGATTTTAGCAATCCTTTTTCGCGATTTATAATTAGAGATTTAACCATAGAGACAAATTATTTTGTTTCTACAAATGCAATTATTTATAGAGACAATGAAATATATTATAGAATACAAAGAGCGAGGTTATAAATATACAACCGAAATAAAGGTGACTTCTCAAAGGGAGGCGATGGAAATTTTTGCAGAAAAATATCCAAACGGTAAAATTTTAAATATAAAAAAATTATGATATTATATTTAATAAAGGGATATTGTGATTTAATTTTAGATAAGCAAAACACCATTTATTGGAACATTAAAAAAAACGAGGCATTTTTTTTAAATCATAGAGAAATAATTTTTTTTTATGATATTATTGAGTTTGTAGATTTTTTTTTATATTTAGCAAAACAAAAAGATAGAAAAGTTTCTAATTTTGGAGCCAGTATTTTAAAAGAATTTTACAAATATTATGACGAGATATAGCTCATTGCATGTTGCTAATAAGATTATCGATTTAGCTCATGAAAAAAAGGAAGAAATAGCACCCTTAAAATTAATTAAGCTTGTTTATATTTGCCATGGCTGGTGTTTAGCCTTAAATAATAGACCCCTTATTTTTGAAGATGTAATGGCTTGGAAATATGGCCCAGTTATACCAGAATTATATAGAGAGGTTAAAAAGTATAAAGTTGACAATATCACTCAAAAAATAGACCTAAACGACAATGTTAAATTTATAGATGAAGATAATGATTTAATTGAAGAAGTTTACCACAAATATTCTAAATTTAGTGCGGTTGAATTATCGGCAATGACTCACAAAAAAGATACACCTTGGTATTTAATTTGGAATAGAAATAATTGGGGGATTATTCCTAATGATAAAATTAGAAATTATTATATTAATTTACTAAAATCTTGTGAAAGCTTGTGAGAGTAGGTCGCAATTAAATAAAAATCGCACAAAATCATATTTAAAAACACTGCCAAGCCAATAAAATCAAGGGTCTGATTTTACTAATTTTTACTAATAATTGGAATTTTTTTGGATTCAGTATTTGCAAGGGTTGGAAGGGGTTTTATTACTTTTTTATTCTTTTTTTTTACCCTATTTTACCCTATTTTATTCTTTTTTTTAGTAATAAATTTCTTGATTTTTTATTTTTAAAGTGCAAAATATTAATCAATAGTGCCTGCCACCGCTTCTTGATAAAACTAGCGCACCAGGGCAGGACATTTTTCTAATATATTATCAATAACTATCCTCTCTCTATCATCAATTGACAAGCCCCATTCTTGCTTAATAATAAGCCATCGCTTGATATATTCGCAATGATATTCTCTATTAGCTGGCAACCAATCGGCTGGGTCTTTATCACCTTTTGACCTGTTTTGCTTAAGACTAACCGCAATTAATGTCTCTTTGTTTTTTAAATCATTTGCATAAGCTTGTTTTTTTTCTTTAGTCCATTTATCACCCCCACTTCTGTCAACCTCCGCAAGTGGCACAAAATGGTCAATATCGAGTTGTTTTGGATTTGTGAAAGACTCACCAGAATACTGGTCGTCCCAATATCCAGAAATAACCTTGCAACCTTTTTTGTCGAGTATCGGAGTTATTTTGCTTTGTCTAATTAATACTTCTTGTCTAGTGTCTTGACAATCTTTGTCAGCATCAATCCACGAGCCATAATCGGCACGGGTAAAGCCCATTAGTAATAAAATAATTGCCAAAATCATTGATATTTTCATTATAATTTTTTTAATTCCCATTTTTTAGTTTCTTCGTTGAATTTAGCAAATGCCACTTCGTAGCGGTTTAGCTCGTCTCTTATTTTTATACCAAAATGTAAAACATTATTTTCAATCAATAATTGATCAAAACTAATACCAGTTGAAACAACAAGCTCACAAGACTCTTGCGGGGTCTTTCCAGAAAACAAGAAATCACAAGCTAAACCTTGGCAGTGTGCGGATTTTGGCGAACCTTTTATTGCTTTGTTTAACTCGTGGCTTCGATAAGCAGAAGTTATGATAATTGGCAAGTTTATTTTATCTCTTAAAAACTGCATTTTATCAGCTAATTTCATTAAACAAACCCTTGCCGATTGTGGCGGGATATTATTTATTTTTAACCTATTAGCGGTTGCGGATTTATAAAAATCATCTGGATTAAAATTTTTTCTTTGCAAATCTTTTAATTCTAGCATTTTATTTTTTAATATAATTATTAAAACATTTATCTCTTGCTACATTATCAACAATACAACCACATCTTTTAACTGCTCTCATATTGATTAAAGCACTAAAAGTCTCAACACTTATCTTGCTTGTATCTTTTCTTAATTGGCTTATTTCTGGCACAATTAACAAATCGCAAAAACCTTCGCAACCATTACTCACTAGCTTCGATTTGGTCGAGCAACTCCATACGATACTTAATATCAGGATTAGCAATAATTTTTTTTTCAATAATTTTAACATTTTCTTTTGAATTTTTTATTAAATTTTTGTTTTGAATTTCAATTTGTTTAAAAGCCTCTAAATCAGCTTTGCACTCTTCGGCTTTTAATACATATTCTAAACCCATCTTAATAATTGATAGGGCTAAAGCGACAATAATTCCTGCAATAATTTTATTTCTCATGTTTTAAAAAATTTTCGATATTTTTAATATTGTTTAATAAATGTTCATATTCTCTTTTTTGTCCAATTTTTAATTTACAAATTTCGATGTAATTATAAACTGCCAACATCGTGCCAGTTGTAAGAATTAAAAATATAGAAATTAAAATCAAGTTCATTTTTTTATCGGCAAATTTTCTTTAAATTTATTAAGCAAATATTTTGCATTTTCGCAAGGTTCTTTACTCCAGCTGGTTAATGATACTGAATAAATAATATTCTTCTCATAATTATTAACTGCTGTTAAAAATAAATATTTCATCTCACCATTTTTATAATGTATTGATTTTTCTAATAAAGCCTTGATTGTCGGGTAATTATCAAGGTCAAATTCAGGTAAATAAATTTTTTCGGCATCTTCTTGATTAGCTAATTTTTGCAAATAAGCATAAGTTTTTGAATCGACTAAATAATCGCCAGCAAATGGGAATTGATCGGCGGTTAAATCAACAATGCAGTTGCTTGGATTAATCTTAAAGTCGCAACTCATTATTTCTTTAAATTTGGCATAATAGTCAGTTTTAATGTCTGTTGATATTGTAGATATACCGATTGCATGTTTATTGCCACATTTTGATAAAACTTGCTTAATGCCCTCTTTTATTGTTGTATCTTCTTTATTATCCTTGTAAATCGAATTGTCAGCATAAATTGATAATCCTTTATATAACAAAAAAACACTAAACAAGAAAATAGAACAGATAATTGAAACTATTTTGTATTCTTTAAAATATTTTAAAAGCGAAAAAACAATATTGATTTTTGTTAAAATTTCAAACATTATTCAAATATATCTAATTTAATTAATTCATTTGGCGAAATAATGCCACTTGGAATTTGCTTAATTACTCCCATTTTTTTATAGCAATGTAATATGTGCATCGAACAAATATTTTGCTTGCTTTTACCTAATTTTTTTAAAATAAATTTTGGCAAAATTTTCTCAAAAAATTCAGCGGCGAAGAAAAATTGAAGATAGTTATATTTCTTGCCCACTTGTGATTTAGCATCTTCAATGCCGATTTTGATTTGGTCGGCTGTTAATGGTGTTTTAAGATTTTTAAGAATTATATCTTCATAATTATTTAAGCGATCAGCGAGCCACAATTCTTCATCGGTGATGCCAGAAAAAAAGAGATGATCGTTAAATTTAACAATTTTAACTCGAATATACTTGCCATTGCTAAAGCCATTTTCTGACAAGTAAAACTCGCATGAATTTTTTTCGCGATTAATATTTAAACATAATCCAACATGCACTGGCGGGTTCTCACCTTTAACTTCTTGCGAAAAAAAAGGAATAATTTTTGTATACCATTTTTTCTTAGAATAAAAAGCGAGGGTTGTCCCTTCTTTTAACTCTTCTGCAATCTTTTTAATTTTATCCATTTCCATTGTCTTTATTTTTAAATCTTTTTTCAAAAATTGTTGAGCCGACAAGCCCAACACCACCATAAATCAAATCTCTAATTAATGTTGTATTGTTGGCTTGAATTTCTTTCTCAGATAAACAAGCATTGTAAATTAGATAACCTGCTAAACTAATCATTAGAAAGCCCGTTAATCGCTTACTAGACAATGTCCCTTGCGGACTTACAAATAATGAGAATATTGTTTTAAAGAATTTTTTTAGTGCATTTGCAAAATCCATTATTTTTTCTCCCATTTGATTGCTTCAACTTCTTCAATTGTTTTAGCATCATTTATTTTTGCCAATAGTTGGTCTCTATATTGAAAATTACTTGTATTTCTTAACGATAAATGAGCGACAATGTTTTGAGCAAGGGCTGGAGTCAATTGAATTGCAATTTGCTCGCCAGTTTTGGCATTTTTAGTGGAGTATCGAGTGTTAATTTTACTCATAAGAGTTGAAAATAAAATAGTATTCGGATCGCTTGCTGGGTTGCTCGGGTGTCTTGTTGTTTTAAACTCAAAACTAACCAATTCACCAAGCGAACCATTTTCGTTCATCAAATATCCCTGATTAATAGTTGACTCAATGTTTTTTTGGTCGTTAATTGCTTTTATTTCAGCAATTTTTTCATTTTTTGCTTTTTTGAGTAAATAACTTTTACCTTCTTCGGTATTTGAAATATCAATCCAATCATTAAAATAATCGCCTAATATTTCAGTATCAGAAAATTCTTTTATTTCGTTTCCTTTTTTTAATATTTTCATATTCTATTATTTTATGTTATTATCGATAAATCCATTTAATTTTATTTCAAATATTCCTGTTGTGGATGTGTCCGTTGAAGGAGTTATTGCATCTACTGATTTGTATTGAAATTGACCAGATGAATTTAAACCTATTACAACATCAGGAACGGTGGCATAAGATGTTATTGAGGTATTTCTTAGGGTTATAACCTGTTTTTCTTGTAAAGACACTAAATCTTTAAATTTAATACTTCTACCATTTGTTTCGGATGACGGAATATTAAAATTTAAATTTGTTATTGCTTCAATATTATCTTTTAACGGAACATTTGAAGAAGTCAAATTTGTGTAAGTTGAAGCAACCGTTCCACTAAATTCAGTTATTTGGCTAGCAAACAAAAATTTATTTTTATTTTGTTTAAAAGCAAGAATATTTCCACTTGAATCAGTTTTGACCATTCCACGATAAGAACCTTTATAACCAGCGGGAATGTTTGCACCTGTAGGGCTTATGTCAAAACCAGCATCATTTATCGTGCCGTTTGTTATTGCAAATTCATAGTATTTTGTAGAATTTGCTTTTGTGCCAGAAAATAAACCGCCTTGATTTGTGCCAGCGACCCAAGAAGCATCTAGTCTTTTAATTAGAGTTGATGATAACAAAACTTGACCCGAACCATCATCAAGAGGGGCATTACCCGCACTAAAATCAAGGTCATTATTTGCATCACTAGCATTATTTGCAACGGTGATTGGGTTGTTGAGATAAGAAACACCTTGGTTGGTGGTGGTGGCTTTTGTTAAATTAGTAGCATTAAAATAAGCTTTTTCAGGATTTAATACAATCCAAGCATCGTTGGCAGAATTTCTTTGAAAATGATAAATACCATTAATAAATAAATCACTAGTTTCAACTGCAATTTCAGTTTTAGTGGCACTTAGTTTTTTAATAACTGCTGTAGTTGTTGGATTGGCAATTCCACTTATTTGTAAATAAGGGGTTGTTGTGGTGTTGGTTGCACTTATTTTAGCGGTAAATTGTTGAGTTGTTGCATAGGCAGTTATTGATGGAGAGGGTGTTAATGTATAAGCATCAGCTGTGCCTCCAGTTGTTCCTAAATAGGTAAATTGACCATCTTGCACTTGACCTAAAGCAATTGAGTCAGTTCTTGTTGTTCCATTTCCTAAGCCAGTAAATTTATAATTTGCCATTGGTATATTGGCAGAAATTGTAGTTTGCCCGTCTTTTGTAATACATTGAGATAAGCCAGTTGCTATTCCATCAAACTCATTATCCATTCGACTTGCCATAATTTTAAAGCCGTTAGCCTTATCATTAACCCAGTTATAAATTCTATTAAATGTTCCTGATCCGTTAAATGCCATTGTTATTTTCCTCTTTTAATTGTTCTGTTGCTTGAGACCTACCTAATCCCGCTGATATAGGACTAGTAAAATTCCTGTTTGCTAAATTTTCAGCAAATTTTTGTATTAACATTTTTTCTTGCGGTGTTTGTGCTTTTTGATAAATGCGGTTCAACACTTCAACTGATTTTTGTGGATTAACAATAATAATAGCTAATTCTTTTGCCGTTTGTTCGTTTAATCCATAATATCTTTTTTTGATTGCATCAGCAGAAGCAAGGATTATATTTGAAATTCCAAATGTTTTGGCATTTACCGCACCTTTTGCAACCTTATCTAATAATTCAGCACCTTCTTGAATATTAAAATCGGTTCTTGAGCCACCAACAATTCTTTGTTTTGTATCAAAAACTCTTATTTCATCATCCATTCTGCGAGCAAAATCATTAAATTCTTTTGGATTATTGAATACAGCTTTGATTTTTTCCCTCTCAAGCGGTTGTGAGAATATTTTTCTAGCAGATGAATTTGCATCGCCAGTTTTCATAACTTTATCCAGTAAATAATCCTTAACCCCTATTTTATAAGTTTCTTTTTCGCCGTCAGTAAGGGTGTTTAAATATCTTTTAACTTCTTCGCCATTTCTTAATTTACCAATGTTTAGACCTTCTTCTTGTGCATTTTTTAATGCAGACAAACCAGCAAAGGTTTTATCAGCTTGTTTCATTGTTGGGGCAACATCATAAATTACATTATTTAATTGTTGTTTTAAATTGATATAGCTTCTGGCTTTGTTATTTTCGCCAGCCCTCTTGGCGGTGTTTATAATATCATCAACAACTTGCCTTGCTCCATGTAAACTTTCAATAGAAACATCAGGAATATCTTGATTAATTCCGTAATCTTGTCTTGCTTTTGCAATAACATTTTTTATTCTATCATCATTAACTAACTCTCTAATTTTACCGACCCTTGTATTATTCAATGTTGAAGTCATAGCTTGATTCAAAGCAATGTTTCCCTCTTCATAACCTTTTTTAAATAGCGGTGAAGCAATTTCGCTTCTTGTTTTAATAATATTGTCAATACTATCAAAATAGTTTTCGCTACTAATGTTTTTGTTTATTAAATCACCAACTCTTTTTGATGATGTTATAGATTTTTTGTTTATGTAATCAGCAATAACTTTATTGCTACCTTGGGTTTTGCCAAGTAGTCTAGTTAAACCTAAAATATTTTCATCGCCCTGTTCAGGTAATGCGGTAATTCTTCCTTGTTCTATTTTAGTTGCTAATTTACTAGCTTGTTTACCCGCTTCTTCAGGGGTAATAACTTTGGATAAAACTTTTTCAGGGGTATTTGGTTTAAATCTTTGAATAACTTGTGGTAATGCCTGACTTGCTTTGCCTAATGCTTTGCCCGCTTGCTGTCCCGCAACTCCACCAACTCCGCCCAATAATGCACCAGCTCCTAGGTCTGTCAATGATTGCGGTAAATTACTTATATCTCTAGTTTCTCCTAATGCAGTCGTTCCTCCTAAAATTGCACCACCAGCCAAAGCTTGTTTTGCAGTATTAGCAATCAAGCCTAAACCTTTTAATGCTACTCCACCAGTTGCAACATCGCTTGCTAATTGACTTGCAAACGATTGTTTGGGATATTGCTCTCTTGCTTGCCTTAATTTTGTTAATTCATTACTTAAGGCTTCATCGTAAAATTGAGATATTGGCTCGTTTTCACCCATTCCTTTTGCATATAATGCACTCAATCCCGCTTTAATTCTTGGTGCAAATGGTATATTAGTTGCTGTAGTTAATAAAGCTTCTTTTCGACTTAAAGGTTGTGGTTCTATGTTTTTTTCAACATATTGTGTGGGTTGAGTAGGTGTTCTTGGCTGGGCTTGTTGTGGTTGTTGTTCGCCAAATTGATTATTAGCAAATTGCATAACCTCATCAGGAGTCGTGCCATCTGGAACTTCAAACCTTGCTATTCTACCATCTTGTAATTGAACTTTAGCTATTGGCATTATTCAAACCCCAAAAATTTAATATTGCTAACTGGTTTTACTGCTTTTTGTCTTTGTTCGTTTCCCATTAATGTTGTTAAATCTAAACCCATTTGACTTGGATCTACATCTTGGTTATTTATTTGAGTTGTATATCTTTGATAACCTTCGCCCGCTCTTTTCTTTTGTCTTTCTACTGCTTTTTGAATTATTGTTTTCATAATTTGTATATTTTTAAAGAATTCTTTTTCACTAATTCCTTCTCTTATGGCGGAGTGGGCATTTACAAATGCTCTACCTTCTTCGTTAGATACCGCACCTGTTCCGCTTCCTTTAAGAGTATTAAAAGCTTGAAGAAGTTGTTGTCCTTGGAATTGTTCTAATAATGCTTTTGCATTCGCCGCATTACTACCAGCAATTGGCTCTTTTTTGCCTACATAAGATAAAATTGCACCACCGCCCTTAGCACCAAATAAATCAGGAACACCTGGGTTAGTTTCTAAAGCATTTAATACATTTAAAATGTTATTACTTTGTGTTTCAAAATCTATTAATTTTTCTTGTGCCTCAACATCTTCTTTTGCTTTTTGTTCCGAATATGTTGTTTTACCTGCAATAAGAGGTTTATAAGTAAAATCACTAATATTTTTAGCGGTTTGCTCCATTCCTGCTTTTTGAGCACCAGCTTGTCCATAGCCACCTAATGTTTCAATGGCTCCAGTCGATCTAACTATACCACCCTCACCAGCAATATTTCTTTTAACACCTAAATATTGTGCTTGTTGTTCTGGCGGTAATGTTTTATAATATTCAAACTCTCTTATTGCTGATGGTATATTAGAATTTTGAGATTGTGGCAATATCATTGATAAATAATAAGCCTCTCTACTTTCGGGGCTTAATCTTGAGGCTATGCTTGCCAATTCAGGATTGCCTTTTTCAGTGGCAAATTGGGCAAAGGCTTCAGCATCTTCTGAATTTAATTGAGCTAATTTTTGTTGATTTTTATATTGAGCATATGCACCAATTCCCGCAGTCAATCCTTGAGCAATCGCACCAAATGCACCAGCTTGACCACTGCCAAAATTATTAGGATTCATTGCAAATTGACTAATACCTTGTGATTGAGCCAAAGCATTTTCTAGCAATTGTCTATTGACATTTTGCCCTTTGCGAGCTAATGTTTCGACTCTTACATTTTGTCTCATTAATTAACCCTCCTAAATTCTATACCAATTTTAGAGTAATCAACCATTTTATAACCCTCTGGACTAATTCCGACGGCTTCGGGATTGGTTTTTTCAACATCTTGAGCCATAACTCCAATATATCTACCTTTTCCATGTTTACTATTTTTATACTCAAACGAATAAATAGGCAAGTGATTTATTACTTTGTTTTCAAATTTAATGTTGGTTTTTAAATCAATGTCGGAAAATGCACTAGCGATTCCACCTAATAAACTTCCTGCCGCTTGCCATTTCGCCGCTTGCACTTGAGCTTTAGCTTGTCTTCTTGCTATTCCTTCTTGTGAAGCTCTATTTAAAGCCGCTTGTTCCGCTCCTATTAAATCTAACCCTTGGTAATTAGTTTGATATTGACCAAAATTAGTTCCAGCTCCAACTTGAGTTCTACCTAATAAAGATGATATTTCGTTAAATCTTGCGGCCCTTTGTGCTTCAGCGGTTTGAATACCAACCATTAAACTTTGTAAGGATAATTGATTTAATTGTTCGCCTTGTTGTCTTTCAAATCGGTTCATTTCACTATTATAGGCATCGCTACCGATAGGTATTCCTCTATTTGCTAATTCAGTTGCTAAAGCTTGTCTTTGGCTCCTTAATTCTGGCTCTAATTGTTTTTTACCTAATTCAAAAGTAGCTTGTCTTACAGCTTCATTATCGGTTGTCGGTAAATTACCAGTTAATGAGCTACTTAGTTGCATTGCCAACTTTTCTTGGTCTAATCTTTGATTTTTAGTGAAATCAGACTCAAATAATTCTAAAGTGTTGGTGTATGGATTGTATTTTTGCCCACCTTCTGGTGTGTAGATGTTAGGATTGTTTAAAAGTAAATCCTTTTTTTCTGTATTACTCAAAGAACTAAATAAATTTTCTTGTGTTATTGCTGGATCTGGTTGCGGATAAGATAAAAAATACTTACCTAATGTTACTGGCATATAATTTATAAAATATTGTTGATATTTACACTATAGTCGGTTCTATACCAACTTAGCTGTTGTCCTTTTAAATTAGCTTCTATCCTCATTGACAATTCAACACCTTGTCCTGACGAATATACTAATTTATTTTGTGTTTGATCCTCTATTGACCATTCTGCCTCGTCCCAAACAGCCTCGTCCCATAATGAGCCTAGGGCTTCTAATGAGTTTGATTGTTTACTACTATTTTTGCCATAGTCAAAATTTACTATAGCATTAACAACAGCAGACCCATCAATTTTAAATGTATTGCGATAAGAATTTAAAGTTTTTTCTTGAGGTGATCCTAAATTATTATATGCAGTTTGAACCTTACAATTAATGTAATTATTGTTATCACTAAAGCCATTATCCATAAGATATACCGCTCCGTTTCCTCCAAAATATAAATTTTGATTATACAATCCCCAAGTTATAGCATTAACACCAGTAAATTTGAAAGCCGCTCCAGTAATGGTATTAAAACCATATTGATTATAAGTTTGATTAGTAGCAATCGGAACATTAAATACTAACCAAGCACCTTTAGGGTAATTGAAGACTTCCCAGCCTATATTATTACTATAATTCGTCACCAACTCTTGAATTATACCACTTAACTTTGTATTTTGTGTTGTTTGACCTTCGTTTTGCAGGGCTGTTGAAAATAAAACAAAATCTTGATTGGTAAGTATTGCAACATCACCAGCAACTTTAGTTGTTGCCCTTATAGACATTGGAACACCTATTTTATATACACCAACCAAAGCCCATTGATTAGCTTTGCTAGGGTCATCGCCCTCATAAACAACCGCATAACCATTTGACATAATAAAAGCACAATAATCATCAACACCAGCCCCGCCATCTCTTGTTATGGTTTCCATTCTGATTACATTGCCACCATTTGGACAAACATAAGACAAATCAAATCGAGAAAATGTCCCAGATATTGCATTTACTGGTCCATGCCAAAAATAAGGTTTTGTTGTATCCCAAACAAAAACCATGTTTTTAAATATATTTATGCCATTTAACGAGCTTGCTGTTCCGCTTGACGGATTAATAGCATTGCTAGTGATTGTTGAGCCATCATATTTAATCGGTGAATCATATCCATTAACCAATAATGTATAACCATTAAAAGCAACATGTTCCCATTTATTACTTGAATAACCAGTGCCTAATTCTACAATAGAACTTGGATTAGTTATGTTGCTAATTTTTCCGTTGTGGCAAGCTAAAAATTTTCTATTAGCCTGCGAGTAATGTTCTATTAAAGTTTCGACATAACCAACTAAACCCGTGCAGTATTCGGTAAAACCTTTTCTACTTTTTACTCCTCCTTGCTCTGGTATAAAATTTTCTAGGACAATTGCATCTGTTGGTTGCATGTTGCTTTCAGAGTCTCTAGTATTCAAACCGCCATAAGGAGCTGGTATGTTAGTTCTTTGAGCTATGCCGTTTCTTTGCTGAACAATTTGTTGCATTATGAAATTAAAATAGGTTTAAAAGCACTTATTTGTGCATTATAAATTTTTAATACTGGACTTGAATTAATTGTCCCCCTTGAGCCATTAGCTTTTATTCTTTCAGCAATCGCTTTTTCTGCAATATTCTTTTCGTCGGCATAGGCACGACCATTATTTTTTAACCATCTCCAAGTAATATCTAATCTTAAAATATATTCATCAATAACTGGAACATCAGTATCAGCTAAAAATTCAGTTTGTTCTACATTTGCTGAACTTTTAACTATATTTTTTGAAATGTATTCAAAAACATAATTTTCTACAACAGATGGGGTGTGATGAATAACAATTTGATTATTTTTAATTCTGTAATATTCTACCGTTTCAGCTTGTGTTAATAATGAATTTTTTAATATTCTCCAATTTTCTGGTGTTATTCCACCGATCATAGCCCAATTTTGACTAGCATTCCAAAATGTATTATCAATCATTCTGTCAAAATCAGATGGTAAATTGTATGTTGCTTGGTCTATTACACTAGAAAAACTATGTTCTTTTTGAAGTTCTTGCCACTGATAATTTCTAGCAAGGTCGGTTATACTAGTTTTAACCACCTGTAGAATTTGCTGTGCAACATCATCATTGTTCCCAATTATAACATTAGGAACTGATGATGATTTTGTTTCTTTAACTATATCTGTGCAAATTGTTAATAAACTCATTATTCTAAATTATTTTCAGTTATTGTTATTTCTTTTTTACTAGCATTTTTATTTTTCTCATCTTTTTTAATAGATTTTTGTAATTTTGCTAATTCTTGCTTTAAAAGATTTATTTCGTCGTCTTTGTTCATGTTAATATCTTGATCTTCTTTTCTTTTTTTATAAACTTTATATGCTCTTTCGTAGATTTCAGTATATTTAAATCTGTTTCTAATTCCATTTGCAAAAATAATTACATCGTTTTTTTCTACATTTTTGCAAACAACAGAAAATGGATCATCTTTATTAGAAATTTCAACATATAAATCATATATTGGCTTTTTGTTTTCATCTAAAACATCAATTGTTTCAAGAAAATCGTTGGTGATTTGTCTTTTTTTGTCAAAAAATTGGACTATAAGCTTATCCTTTTCTTCTACTCTATATTGATTAATTGGTTCTACGATATTCATAATGTATAAATTAAATTAAATTAAGGGGGCGATAAAACCCCCTTAACAATAAAAAGCTAAGCAGCTAAACCATCATCCACAAATGGACGATCAATTTCAAACTCAGCTAATCCAGTTGATGGAGTTCCAACTGCAGAAGCACCTTTTGCATTTTTAACTCTATCGCCAGCAACTACAGCATCGTCAATCGACCCAGCAGTTGAAGTTGAATAAACATTAGCATTATCTACAAAGCCTGTTAAAGCTTTTCCGACAGCCTTTCCTTTAATTTGATACCAACCATAATTACTAGCAACACAATTGGACATTGCAATAGCAACAGAACCAATATCATTAGCGACTAATAAAGATGTTGAATAATCATCAGGATTATAAAGAACCCAAGAACCAACAGCAGTAGAAGCTACTCCTTTTAAATAAATAAATTCACCAGCACCATATGCAGTAGTGTCTTTATCGTTGGCTCTAATAATTTTTCCAAGAGGAAAATTTTGAGTTGTTGAAGTTTCATCAAGTTTTTGATTGATGATTTCTTGTTCCATTGAAACAAAATTAGACATATTTTCTCCTTAAAATTAGTTTTTAGCAACACCATGAACTCTAGCAGAGCTAATAGTCAAATTACCATATAAATATATTGGTGTTATATAGTATAGTTGATTTACTGGTCTTTGAGTCTCGCCTTTTGTAAATAATGGATTATTTAAATGTTGAAATTTAACATAATTAGTATTTATAAAATACATATGATTAGCAGGACAATTTGGATCGTAAACAACCGCAGATGATTTATAAGCTAATTGCTCAAAACCTAATTTACCTTCTCCAGTAGTTGTAATTCTTTGGATTTGTTGTAATGAATTTTCAAAAAATGAAAAATAGTTAGTATCCGCAAGAATTAAGTCAGGAAAAGAACCTTCTTGAACTTGGCAAGCCAAATAAAGACTATTCATACCTGCTTGAATATTAGTTGCGGAAGCATTACCACCAGCTGAAGTAGAAAAATCATAAACTTGGTTTCTCCAAAAAGTATTGCCAGAGGTTGCACGGTCAATACCGCCTACCGCTCCAGTTGTTGGGTCATCAGCAATTAACAATTGTAAACCACCGATGGTTTTACCACCTGAACCAGTTCCATCACCAAATAAAGCAGAGCCTAATTGATTTTTTAAACTATCAAGCAAAACTTGTCTTTTTCCTTCTAAAAGATTAAAAATTCTTGATTCTCCAGCATTTACCAAAAGTTCTTTTTCAGAAATTTGGTCAGTTCCTGATATGAATTTTGGAGAAAATACCGCAGTGGTAAATTCATCTTGTGGAGTTGTGTCTAACAAGTCTGTTGGGTCTTCCCATTGAACGGTTGAGTTTGATGAATAAGCGATATTTTCATCAAAATTTTTACCGCCATTTTCATGGATAATTCTACCTTTGTTTTGTAAAGCTTTAAGTAGTGCATTATTACCAATTACAGAAGAGGTAATTTTATCTTTCATAAACTTATCTAAAGTTGATGAAATAAGGTTAGTATAATTTGGATTTCCAGCCATATAATTAAATATTTAAGAATTTATAATGATTCTTATAAATATTTTCGGATTAAAGCTTTTTGTTCTTCCTCATAAGTCATTGGCTTAGCATTAGAAACGGGTTTAACAATTTTTTGTTGCCTTTTAGCTTCATCAAATTTGTTTTTCCTTTCGCTGTTAACTTCAATTAGAATTTTGTTCCTAATTTTTTCTTCATAATCAGGTTGTAATCTTTCTAATAAAATATAAGCTTTTTTCATAGCTTCTAAGCGAGTTTTCTTTGGATAATATTCTTGCTGTCCATTTTTTGTCAATTCTTTGTTATAAAAATTGACAAATTCATTTTGATTTTCAGCAATGAAATCCTCGTTGTGAGAAGGATCTTCCAAAAATTCCGCCAATAATTCTTTTGATTCTCTTTTATTAACTTCTTCCTGTAATAATCTATAAGATTTTTGTTCTATTTTTGCCGTTTCCTTTTTAACTATCTCTTCAGGAGTAAGATATAACTCATCTTGAACAGGATTTTGTAAGGCTAGTTGATTTAAATCAAAACCAACTCTATTGGCTAAAGCTTTAAAAGTTTCAGCGGGGTTTGTTTCTATATTTTTTAACAAACCGCTTACATTTTCTAGCTCTTTTTTTGTGTTGCCTAATTGGAGATGTAGCCTGTCTTCTCTAGCACGCTGTTCCTTGGCAATTTTTATTGCTTTTTCCCTATCTTCAGGGTCTTTAAATGTTTTGACAGCTTCGATTAATTCCTTTGGCAATCCTGATAATTCTTTTTCAAGATTAACCTCTGGTTTTTGTTCTTCACTCTCTTTATTTTCGGTTTCTTCTTCTCGTGGTGTTTCTTCTATCTGATTTTCATCGTTAGAAGATTCTTCTACAATTTCGTTTTGATTTTCAACAGCTTCTGGCTCTTGATTATCAGAATTTTGCTTGATTAACTCTAGCATTTCGTTTTTGTAGTTTTCTATATCCATAATAAAATAGTTGGTTAATAATAATTGTCAATAAGTTTTGTTAATAATCTTTTATGTGGTGTCCTGTTTGTTTTAAGGCATCTAAATAACTTCGTTTAGAAGTATAATTTTTGCCGTCGGCATGGTTATAAATTGAACCATATTTATTAATATAACCATCAATAGTCAAATCTTCTTTTTGAGCAGTTGGCAACTTTCTTTTTGCAACTGGGCTTATTTCAACCCATTTAGCTATTTTTTTGCCTTTTTTTTCAATATAAGTCAATCTTTTTGTTGTCATTTAACAATCCCATTTTTTTAAAGCTAATGCTTTTCTGGTCGGTTTACCATTTTTTGCCATAGGACCTTTAACTCCTGACATTCTAGCACAAAATGATTTTCTTCGATTTGCATCACTAGGGCTTTTTTGAGCTTGTTTTGCACTCACTGGCGGTTTTAAATTACTGCCAGTAGCATTGTTATATTTTGCTCTACCTTTGGCGGTTAAACCTCCAGTTGGGGATTTTTCGCCTCTTCCTAAACTTAAACTAACAGATTTTTTTGGCATAATTATTTCTTTTTAGATTTACCCGCTTTAGATAATGCAATTGCAATAGCTTGTTTTTGTGGTTTTCCCGCTTTTATTTCTTTTTTAATATTAACAGAAATCACTTTCTTTGATGAACCTTTTTTTAATGGCATAAAATATAGTTTTTAATTTTGATTTATTTATAAATAAGTTGCTAATTACATCATCAACAACAGCTTTATTTGTAAGCTCTTGTTTAATTAATGTCTCAATAATTTCTTTTCCGTCGCATCTAAATATAAGTTCAATATATCTATCAATTAAATCTGAATTAGAAAATTGTTTTAAAAATTCATAATTCATTTCGTTTTTATCGTCAAAATAGATTGCGAGCATTTTTCCTTTGTTTGGGCAAGTAAAATAACTAGTTTCTATCATATTTGTGTTGGTTGGTTAGCATTTCGGATTTGTTCATTAACAATTTCCGTTCCAGCTTTTACTTTTAAATCAAGTCTTTTAGATTCTCTATCAGCTTGTCTATTAATATCCTCAAATTCTAGTTTTGTTTCAAATTCGTTTTGTTGATTTAATAATTTGGCTTTTTCAATGTCAACTTTTTGTTGATCAATTTGAAGTTTGCCCATGATTTCTTGTTGTTTTAACTGAAATTCCTGTTGTTTTAATTGCATTTCCATTTGAGCAACCATTTCACCAGCAGTTGGCTGAGACTCTTCATCTGTTCTTAAAAAGTTTTCTAAGTTTCGACCCACTTTAAATGGTTTTGAGGCAAAAATAATAAACTCATTTAAAGCATCTTTTGAGACTACCCCGCTTTGAACTACTGGAGCCATTGCTTGAACCATATTTGATATTGTAGTTATATAAGCAATTCTGTCTTGTTTTTCTTGGTTTTGATCAATTTTTATAGTTGAGTCTGTTTCTATATCAATATTAACACATCTTAACTTATCAGATTTTAACATCTTATCAAGTTTGTTAAGGTTTTTGTATTCAATGGCAAATCCTTTTAAATCCTCTTTAATTTTATCCATTGTTTTTTTATAACCAGCTTGTGCTTGTTGTGAAAGCATCATGAGTTTTTCTTGATATTGTGGGTCTTCAGGTTTAAGTTGTGCCTTGGCTTCTTCAACTGTTATTTGTAAATTTTTTTGAGTGGCTTCTGCTATTGCCTCAACATCATGAATTTTTAATCCAGTTATTTCCATTAACTCTAGCATTGACATTTTTTCAACCGCCAATTCTGCCAATAATCTTATGGTATCTCTGATGGTAAATTCAACTTCTTTTTGTAGTGGTTGAATACGAGAAATTGCAAAATTACCCTTTAATTGTTGTGCCGTTGCTGTTTCGGAAGCTACAGAATAACCTCTAACAATGTCGCTTAATCCTGTGATTTCTTGAATATCTGCTTTTAGAGATATTTTTTCCTGCCTTAAAGTTGTAATTGCATTTACAATTTCGGCAATAGGTTTAAATACAATCAATTTTCTTGCATCGTCAATATTAGAGGTGGTTTTAAGTGGTTTAAATTCGCCATCTTCACCATTCATTATTCCTTCAACATCACTTTGTTCGGCTAGTGAGTTATAAACACCAGTAAACTTAACTTGTTTAATTAAGCTAGCTATTCTTTCGTCAATTTCGCTTAAATTTTCAGCATGGGTCTTGTATTGTTTATAAAGCGGTTGCGGTAATAATCTTTTTGAGTCATTTAAGCCCATCGGCATGGGTATTGGAAAGAAATTTTTTAGGTTGTAGCCATCTTTTTCTTTGTCTAATAAATATCCATCACCAGCAAATGTCATAAAATAACACATCCTATTTTCTCTATCCCATATTTCCCACACTTCACAAAGTTTATATAGGTCGGTCTCTTCTTCATCTAAATATTCATATTTCTTATTATTTAAAGGAACTTTTTTACCCTTATTTCCAAAATATTCAATTAACTCTCTTCTTGAATAATATTTTCTAAAAGCAATCCAACGAACTTTTGACCATTCTTTTTCTGTTGATTTTAAAAAATCTTGATAATCAACAAATTCAATTTTAAATGATTTTTTTGACTCATCTACATCGTAAATTGATTCTTCTTCCATGTCAGAATTTTCGCCTTCTGCCATATCTTCGGACTCATTATAATCATCTTCAATTTCCGGCTTTTCTTTTTTCTTTTTAATTTTAGTTTCGATTGGCTCGGGCGGGATAAATACGATTCTCGGTATTCCAATGCCTTCCACCAAATAACCATCTCTTGTTTTTTCAAATTGATTTTCTGCATCTGATTCTTTTAATAAATAATTTAACAATCTCTCAATTAATTCGCTAGCTATTCTTGCAATCTCATCGTTGTTATAATTTGCTTGAGCTATGTTGATTTTTGGTAATTTACTAAACAAAAGCGGTTTTAAAACTTGTGTATTGCTCCAAAAAATTGGATAAGCACTTGAGCTATAATTTTTTTCGCTTTCTTGCTTTTCATAAATTTGTTGAAATTCTTTTGCAGTTTCTTTTGATTTTTCGTGATAAACTTTGGCATTATCAATTTCTCTTCGCCAAATGTCGACCAAAGCTTTGTCGCCCTCGTATGATGTTAAATCTTCTTGTAGCTCGACTTGTTGAATTGTCATTTTCTTTTTTTGTTTAATAATTCATTTTCTTTTTTTATGTTATCTATTAATTTTTTAATTTCAAGCTCTTTTTTGATTGATTCTTCCAAAGTCATTGGTTTTTTAATTTCAGCGGGAACAATTGGTTTAGTCATGCACAAATAACGGAGAGTGTCAACCGCATGATCTTCCATTTCTGTGTTTAAATCCTCGGGTTTGCTATTATCATATTGCATAAGCGGAAGGGTTCTAAGTAAATTTTTACAATTTTTAGTTATGTATAAAAGTGGCTGTCCGTCCTCATTGCCCGTCAATCTCGCTCTTATCTGTTGCCAGCCCGCTACTCGTTTGTTGTCAGCTGGTAGCCAACCGATGTTTTGAGCTTCAAACTGATTTGCGATTGATTGACCGCTTGAGACATCGAATATCGCGGGGTCTGCTCTCATCTCGTCCATTTTTTCGCCAAGTTGTAGCTCTTTTATAGTTTTAGCAATTTCAGCGGTTCCCATTTTTAAGCCTTCGTTTGCTTTGCCAGTGCAACCATAGAACTCACGATAAATAATAATCGCACCCCGTGGAAAGCTTCTTTTTATACCTCCGCAATCAACAAGCGAGCCGTCAGAAACCGCACCCCATAGCACACAGAACGGCTTAGAATAACCCCAATCGAAAGCCCTTATTTTATACCAAGAATGAGGCACATTGACATAATCAACGACATGTTTTGAAGCATCGAAAGTATCGAAATAAGCCCCTTCGATAGCATCCCAATCACCTTCCAACATTGCCTTTGCTAATGCTCCGCCAAGCCCTAGAAGTTTCTCAGCATAGAGTGGATCATTTTCAGTCATTGTCGGATTGTCAGAAAGCTTGGCTGGTATGAATTGGCGAAGCATCCCGCCCTCCTCTTTACTCATTTGATAAATTTTCATCGGTTCTTTATTTTCAATGAAATAAGATTTAACAAACTCATGCCCGACACCGCCTGGATTACTAGAAGATATAATTTTAGGTAAAGATTGTTTTAAATTATTAGGAATTATTAAACCCCCTAATCTTACACGACTTCTTAAGAATTTATAAATATACTCGCTAAAATGAGTAAGCTCATCAATCAACAATAGATTAATTTCAACCCCTTGATATTTTAAGACATCTTTATCATATTGACAATGACATAAATTAATCTTTGAACCATTTTGAAACACAATTTGAGCAGTCGATAAATTTACACGACAAAACCCGCTGTCAATATATTCTGCAAGCAAGCTAGTAAAGCCCGAAGAGCCGTCAAGATGGTTTTTCTTTAAATCTTCTGACAATCTTCTAAATAAGTAAATTTGAATTTTTGGAACACTTAGAGCATAGAATATCGCAATTACTCGCATGCAATGAGACTTGCCCCCGCCAGCACTCCCGCCGTAAAGAATTTCAGTCGCTTTACTCGTAAATGCTTGCGACTGCTTAGCATGTAAACTTATTTGCATCTCATTTTCATCGAATAGCAATCAATTTTGAAGTCAGTAGAACTATCGCACATTCTTACAGCTTGCGAGTTCATGCAAAGACATCGACACTCTGCAAAAGCATTAGAGTTTATTAAGAATAGTGATAAACTAGTTATTAGTAATATTTTTAGCATAATTTATTAATTGTTATTAAGAATTATTTTAAGTTCTGGCACAACTGCTTGCTGACTTTCTTGTTCGCTTCTAATCATCGCAATTTGATAATTTTCATTAAAAATTTTCGGCGATGTAGTTCTTGCGAGCCATCTCAAATTTTCAACTTTCAATTTTTGTTTTGCGACAAAAGAATTGCTTGAATCTTCGCTTATTTTTTCGATCTCTTCGCCGATTTGATTCACATAATTGACGGCTCTTGCTTCTAATATCTTTTGATTTTCTTCTTTAAATTCGTCGCTATTAACTATTTTTAAAATATCGTATAATTTTAAGTCGTATTTTTTAGCTAACTGCGAATAGCTAAGTAAATTATTTTTATAGTCCTCAAAAATTTCTTGCTTTTTTTTGTCGATTATTTCATTTCTTCGAGCTATATCTATTAAATCGTAATTGTTTGACATAAAATTTATTGTTAAGTGAAGTCGCGCGCGACTATTAAAAGTTAAGAAAGCAATCGCTTAAAGTCAACCCCTTTTTTTATTTTACCCAAATTTTCTTTTATATTTTACTATAATCTATTAACTTACAATAACAATTATTATATTTTACTTTCATTAAAATAATTGCATTTTTTCTAAAAAATCAATAAAAAAAAGTAGCAAAAAAAATTAGGACACACACCAATTCAGAAAGAATTTTTTTATTTATTTTTCTTTTTTAAAAGCGGGTTTTCTCTAAAACCCCTTTTTTTGTTTTGTTTGTTTTTTTTTATCTTACCACATGATTTCACTTTGTCAAGTTTTTATATTATATATCTTTTATTAACTTTTATTATTTATTTTGATACATTTTCATTAATCCTATTAAATTTTTTCAAATATTTCTTGACACTATTTTTTACATATTATTTTCCAATAATTTATTTATCTTATAATATTTTTAATAGCTTTTAATTCACAAATCTTTTTTAAAATATTTTTATTTTTTTTTAAATTATTTCTTATAAATCCATTTTGACACACTGCTTGAACCTTTGATTTTATTGATTGTATAAACATTTTATAATTATCTTAACATTTTATTAAAATAATTATTGACATGTTATTTTTTTAATGTTATTATTGTTTTCAGAAAATTAAATTAGATAAATTTAATTATATTAACTTAAATAAAAAAAATATATGAAAATAGAAAAAGGTTTTATAACTAAAGTTCCCTTAGAGCATCAAATAGAAGAAAATGCGGTCGCTTTTCAAAAAGTAAAAATAACATTTGAATATTTTGGCCAAACAATATCAGAAATTTTTGACACAAGAATTTTGGAAAATGGAGAGCAAAGGGTTATCGGCGGGAATAACTTTATTAAACATGATTCTTTAATTACTAACTAATTACTAACGACACCACACAAAAACCCGCTTATTAACTTAAAATAAAAATATATGAATTTAAAAAAAATGGAAAAGATTCTATCAGAAAGAATGGAATGCTTGCTTAACGAAAAAAAAATAAATCAAAAATACAATTCTTTTAAAAATCAAACTGAAGCTGAAAATTGGCTAACATGGCTTGCGATTTCTACTTTATGTTTAAATAAGAACCAATTAAATAAGAATAAAAACTAGACCAAACACACCACAAACAACCCGCTTTTATTAACTTAACAAAAAAATATATGACTATTCAAATTCTCACAGAAATTCAATTAATTTTAATTATTCTTTTATCTTTATTCACTATTAGCTCATTAGCTTATTTTATCAATAAATTATAATAATTATTAACTTTAATAAAAAAATATATGAAATACATTACTTACAAAATTGCAAGCTTTATTTGCGGACAAGATTTAGAAAATTTTTTCAATTATTCATCTGCTAGAGACGAGTATTATTACGAATTAGAAACTAAAGACGAAAAAATTGGACACATTCGCGAAGTAGCTGAAAATTTATTTAGTCAAGAAATTGGAAATAAAACAGCTACTAGAATTTATAATTTTTTAGAAGCTGATTACGATGATCAAAATGAGCGATATTATCAACTTAAATCTTTAAAATATCGCAAATAATTAAACAAAATCACCAAAAAACCCGATTATTAACTTAAAATAAAAATATATGAAAAAAAACAAAAACAAAAATAATAAAACTCCTAGTTCTATAACTATAGAAGTTTATAATCATAATGGATTGTTATTGTATCAAGAAAATTTGGTTCCGGGATTAATTTATTTTCATGGAATAACAAGAATTAAACAAAAATTTGATAATAACAAAAATGTTATAAAACAAATTCCAAAATTTACTTATTAACAATTAATTTTAAACAACATGATAAACAAAAAGCAAAAAGTCCTTAGAAAAAATTGTATTCAATTTAACCCGTCTGCCGACATGCTCGAGCAACTAACGACCATAAAAAAAACAACTAAGCAATCGCTTGCTTACATCGTGCGAGAGCTTGTAAGCATTGGCTTAAAAGAATATAATTCTCAAAACGAAACAAATAAAAAATAAATAAAAAAAATGTTTGTTTTTAGTTTTAAGCTAGAAACTAGCGACTAAAATAAAAATAATTATTAACTTAAATTAAAAAAAATATGAATATTTTTAAACTCGGTAAAAAAGTCCTTTCTGGAAACTTATCAAAAAATGATTTATTAATTGACTCAAAAATTTTAATAAATGCAGGAATACAATATTATAAAAAATATGATGATGAATATTTAAATTGTTTAGAATCAAATAAAGGCTGGTTTGAAATTTGCACAATATCTCATATAGCTGAATATATCAGACAAATCAAAAAATAATTATTAACCTTAAATTTAAAAATATATGTCAAATCAAAATAAAATAAATCAAATCACAAAAATCAGGTCGCAAATTAGCGACTTGGTAGAGTCTTTAAACGAACTTTCTTTTAGCTTGCAAGCTGAAGAGAAAGGCTTAATTACTAACGACGAAATTAAGCCCGAGATAAAATTTTTAGAAATTAAAAAAAATGCAAAATTTAATTTAACAGATTATAAATCAAACGAAAGAAATTTTATCGAAGACTTGGAAAGATATATTAATTATGTCGCTAATTACAAAAATGAAGTTTACAACGACGAAACAAGCGACGAGCGATTAAATCAAATTCAAATTGAAGTCGATAATTTTATTAACAAAATGGAGAAATAAACATGAAAGACTTAAACAATATACAAATTGAGATTAAAAAAGAGCTAGGCGGGGAGAGTTTAAATCATTTAATGAATTATGCTACTTTAGCTTATAAAAAACACATAGATTTTTACTTTCATGTTTCTGGTTATTCTCCCCTTTTTTCCTATATAGCAAAAGGTAAAATTAAATTAATTTTCGCTCGTGTTAACGAAAAAATATATGAAGATTTTTTTATTTTACTCAACGACCAAAACCAACTATTAAACATTTTTGACCAGTCGGAAAAATTCCAAAAAAATCTTTATGAAGCAATCCAAATTATTAAAAATTGGGAAAGCAACTCCAAACGATATTACGAAGCAATGAAGATTATTAAAAAATTTCGCGATTATGAATAAATATTTTAACAATAATAAAAAACATATGAAAAAAATCTTAAAAATAATTGCAATTATAATTTTATTAATCGGAACAGCGATTAATTTAAACAAAATTGCTAAAAAAATTATAGAAATTAACAACGAGAACTTCAAACAATCAATCGCGGAGGAGCGATATTATTACAATAAATATTGCTCTGGCGAACGATACAACATTGACCCGCTAATGTGCGAGACGATTTATAACGAGCTTAAACATTATAAAAACTGGATTAATTAACTAAATAAAAAATATATGTTCAACTACAAATTTGAAACTGAAGTTATAAAAACCTATAACTCGAACGAAAAAAATCGGGAATTAGTCAAAAATACATACAAAATTAACGATTATGACTTGAATTATATTCTCGATAAAAAAGTATCAAAATATGAAAAAAAGAAAAAATTTAATGAAACAAATTTTTTAAGTATTTTATATGATAGCAAAAATTTAGCCGAGGCGGCCAGAAGGGTAAAAATTCACTATTCAACTGCGAGAAAATATGTTGAAATGAATAATATTGTTTATCAAAATTAAATTAAAAAATATATGACTAAAAAAGAAAAATTTTCAACTATAAATCGAGATGATATAGTGTGTCCATACTGCGGTCATGAACACGAATACCAAGGCGAGTCTGGACCTTATTTTAAGTGCCATGGGTGCGACAAAGAATTTACATATCAAATTGAAAGTCAACCAATATTTACGAGTCAAACTCTCGAAGAGTATTTAAAAGATGAGATAAAGCGAATGCAACATTCTATTTCATATCATCGAGACTGCATTGAATATTGTGAAACTGATATTTCTGAACTTCAAGAAAAACTAAATAAATCAAAGGAGAAATAAAATGAATCATTTAGAACTAACAAAAGAAATAATTAAATGGAATAAAATTCCCGACATCTTAGAATTTAGGATTAATTATTGCCATGGCTGGGCTGAAAAACATAAAGAAAATGGTCGCGAAGAAGACCACAAATTTTATTTAAATGAGTTCAAAAGACTAGTTGAAATAAAAAAATGTATTGAATTATTAAAAACAAATTTAAAATAAAAATATATGAAAAATAATAAAAAAATAATTCTGGCAGTTGCGGTATTACTACTTATCCCGACCTGCTCTTATTTAGTCGATTTGCAAAAAAGTAAGGTTGATTGTGATATTAAAATTAAACAAGACCAGTCGATGACCGACCAGATTTTTTATCAATATGTTGATGAAAATGAAAGATTAAAAAATCAAATTTTGGCTAATGAACTGGCACTGGAGCAAGCACATAAACAAATTATGTTGCTAAAAGTTCAATGCAAAAATTGTCAATATATATTAACTTCAAACGAAAATTAAACATGAAAAGACTACCGATTTACATGCTATCCTTATTATTTGGCTCATTAGCACTCAAATACTTGCCGAGCTGGGTATTTTTAAGCTATATAGCTATTTATACAATCATTATTTATTATTTTGTGGTGCAATGTTGTAAAGAAATTGCAAAAGAACTTGACAATGATAATTTTGATAATTAGATTAATTAGTAAGTTAATAAGCAATACATTGTATCGAGGTGGCGGTTTTTAATCTTCATATATTTTTACCCGCCACTTCGCCTTCTTGTGATGATGATAAGCGGATGCTACAAAGTTTTATCATCATCATTGGAAAGCGAAAAACCAAGCCGATCGATAAATATAAACATTGGCGATAAATGAAGTATGCTATCCGAGTGCTAGTTTACTGAGGGCTAGCACTATAAATTATTTAAATTGCGGGGGCGGTTTAAATAATTAACATTATGGTAGAGTCCCCCGACTCTACCACCAGACCGCAGGGGAATTATGACAGATACTAAAAT